TCAGTAACAGCTTTACCGGCACGAGCTTGAATATCTCCTGAGCGTTGATCGTTCATATTAGCAAGTTCATACGCTTCTTGCTTAATAGATTGCTTAATTTGATTAATAGTATTAAGATAATTAATCATTGTAGTATTAGCAATCTCTTTAATAGCTTGAAGTGATGCTTGCTGTTTAGCTATTTCACTATCATCAAATACAAGAGTACCATCTCGATTAGCTGCATCAAGACGCTCTTCCATAGTCATATCTTTAGTATCAGCTAAGAAACTTTCAGGTATCAATAGCCATGATCGGAATTTACTAATAGTACGTTCCTCAACTAAAGTATAAAGACGATAAAGAGCAAGATAAGGTAATAAGCGATAAGGAATAGGTTTAGGATTATTAAGAAGCATCAAACGACTTAAACCATTATAAGGTAACTTACAATGATTAAGATTATTCACTTCTTCACGTTGAACAATAATAGGTTGAGCTTTAGTATATACACCCCAATCTTTATCACCAAAACGATAAGCTTCCCAACATTGAAGAACCCAAGTATATTCAATATCAATATCACCAAGAGTAGTATCTAAGACATAATCTTCATCAACAATCTTTTGCTCAATCTCACCATAAGCATTGGTATAAGTAAGAACACCACGCTTCATAGGAACCTTAAAAACACAATGACGAGCTTTGAGGACCCCGGTAGAGGGCAAGGAGTGGTACGGAGCAGCATTCTGTGCATCAATCGTAGGATTAAAAGCAATCTCACGAGAACGAAGCATAACAGGAGTAACTGTATATTCACCCGTACTTTCATGATTATGAATTATATCTTTAATGTAAGCAATATCTCTTTTAGAAAGAACTTCTTGATATTCACCAATTATATCATTGATGTTAATATCAAATTCTCGCATCCCATAATCATCATCTTCAACAAAAAGATTACCACTATCAATTCGATAATACTCAAGAGGAGAAATAATTTCAAAGATAACATCATTGTATCTTACATCACGATAAGAATAAACACTTTCAGTGCAGAACCAATAATAGAAAGCTTGAATATATTTCTCATTAGCTTTAATAAGGGAATTAAGAAGATCAAGAGTTTTCTGACCACGATCAGCTTCTTCATCAATCCAATCCTTAGCAGCTTGTTTCATAAAGTCTTCAGCAGACGGAAGATCTTTAGAAGGCTCACCGGTTTGAACACCGTTAGCATTCATAATGTTTATAAATTGCTGACGAAGAAGACCATCAAGAGCAACACGAAGATCAGCATTGCGTCTAGTGACAACATCAATATCAGCATTATAAACTTGGTAGTTATTATAGGTGTTAATGAATTCTCCTATATATTTCTCTTTAATAGGAGTAATAAAATCAACATCTCTAATCTTACCGGGCAAATCTTCTTTTCTACCATTAACGGAGTTGTAGGTCGCCATTACATACTTGTAAGTAGATTCATCTACAATCCCATTCGCAGCGTCAAGAAAGGCTTTAATATCTGCTTTATCATTATTAGAATGAGCAGTAGCAATAACCCAATCACACATAGCCTTAGTCCAAACAGCTCCACGCTTAGTAGCTTCTGAAGCAAAGACATCAGGCTTTTCTAAAGAATTAGGAATCTTAGAAGCATCCATTTAACGACGATTTAAACGATTTGCAATACGTCTGTCATTATTCTCTGTATTACCTTCAACAAGACGCTTAGTATTTAAAGAATCTGCAAGAAAGACATACATAGCAACAATAGCAGCACTAATATGGTCGAAGTTACCCTCAGCAGTAAATCTCTGACACTCTAGAAGCAATCGAACACTACTAATAGACTTAAGTCTACGAATAGGTTTACCATCAGCAGTATATGAAAGAGGTTCATAAATAAACTCCTTTAGCATACGAAGACCATTATATTTCTTATCGCCATCACCAATCACAATACCATAATCATTATTGTTAGGATTAGTCAATTTACGAGTATTGGCATTAGTTGGATCAAGCATTAAGTAACGTCTAAGTTTATATTTAATGAAGTTAGAAACAGTCTCACCAGTACCAGCTTCCGGACAACATTCAGCATTATATATAAGACACATACCCATAGTGACTATATCATTTTGCTCCATTGTGTCCAAACGTCCTATATATTCGCATACAAGCAGTTTTTGATTTGGATATGGAGTAATAGTATTACTACGCATCCATACTTGTGCAGAATAAAGAGAATGTTTATCTGTTACGTCTTTTTGAGCCTTATCTACCTTATACGCATCCACACTAACAAAATATAAATCTTTAGGCACTTCACCATTTACTAAGAACGGACGATAGTACATTCTAACGCAACCGTGAGTATCATCACGAGAACCATGCGGAACTTGATTAACAAACTCATGGAATCTACCTTTACCAAATATATCACGTTTAATACATTCAGCTTTTGGTATAAATTCAGCTTTATTAGAATTACCTAAATCATTAACAACAATCCAACCGTCTTGAAAGAATCTAGTAGCATTATCATTAATTAAATCTGAAACATGTAGATTAAGTTCAGGAGAAGCGAACATATTCTCTGTTGTATTAATGAACGCTTCGGCAGGAGTATTAGCACGTTGTGCTTTATAGATTATATGAGTTTCACTATCATTATTATGAAAATGATTCTCTTTATCTTGTTTATCCCAAGCATAAGCAGTGAATATAATTGAATTACCACGTTCAACATAAGGTTCACAATCCCATACTTGTGGAAAGAAGAAACCACATACTTCATGACGTTTATTAATATCCCAAACGTTTTCCATGCAAAGCATCTTATTCATTTTGGGATTATAAAAGGCTTTACTAAATGCAGCCCAGTTAGCACCTTTAGTACCACCCGTACCATAAACACGAATAGTACCAACAGATATAGCACCAGATTCTGTATTAGATAAAGTAACGTCAAGAGCTTTTTGGAGATTAGGACAATTATGGAAAATAGTAAAATCTTCAAGAAGGCATAAATGATCGCCATCTACTTCAAAACCATAATATTCATCAATACCAATAGATTCAATATCAAATCTACATTCAAGAGGATTCTTTTGTAAAGATGTATATTCAGGACATTGTTTACGTTTTACTTTAGTAGGAATAATCCAACCTTTACTAAGTAAAAATATTCTATAATAAGAACAACCATTAATAATTTTAGTTTTAACAGTAGTCTTAATACCTAAACTTCTAGCTATATAAACAATACCTGCTGTTACAGATTCAAGTTTTTGAATAATTTCAAAGTTGTGTTTTCTAGCATCATAATTTCCATCTGTATCTATAATACCAGCTAAAAATTGTAAACGGGATTCCCTATCTGTACAAATGTAATTTTTTGGTATAAATTTATTATCTTTTACATTCATAGCTTCAAGAGCCATTTTAAACCAATTTCTAGAATCATCTTTTCTAGTAAGAGATATTCTTTTAGCTGTTTTATTTGTAGAGTGATTATATATATTGCAGTTTAAATTATTATTATCTGCAAATTCTTTAATAGCATTAATGATTTCTATATCGGGATTTGTAAATCTAGCTTCACTTTTATCCCCATCACCTATCCATAATCCGAATATATAAGGATCTATTAAAACATCTTTATGAGTAAAATCAATACCATTTACTTTTTCAAGAGCATAACATTCTCTCCATCGAGGATGTAAAGCTAGAACCTTAATATGATTAGGGGCAGTAATCAATTCTTCTCTAACTATATTACCATAAGCTTTACGATATATGGTTCTTATAGGATGCTTACTATTAACAATATGTTCAATACCATTTTCAGGTATAACTTTATACATATTATCAATACCACTAGTTGTAGCTAAAACCATTCTAGGTTTACTATCCGGTCCCATAAGAATATCTCCAACTTTAATATCTTCTACATTTTTAATTGAACCATCAAACATTATAAATCTAGTTCCTTTCGCTACGCATTTACCAGCTTCCTCGAAGTCAATCTCAATAGCTTTCTTACCTACAGCAGCAGATTCATTCTTACCAATAGCAACACTATAAAGATTAGAAAGCCAACCGAAGTTTTTAAGACCTTTGGTTGATACACGATAACCCATCAGTATATCATCAATAGCTTCTGAAATGTAACCTCTTTTCCAAAACGTATGTTCCTCAAAATGGTCAAGACATTTCTTAGCCATAAATGTAGTAGCACCTTTATCTGTAAGATAAGCCAATTGGTCAGCAGCAAGAGTTACCGTAACATTAGGAAATAGATTAATTGTATTTGCAGCTTGACTACCACGTTTATATGAGAAACCTTTACGACGGGCTTTAGCCTTAGTAAGATGAAACTTATTATTAGCAATAAACTCATCTATTTTGAAGTTCCAATAGTCACCATCCCAATAACGAGGAAAACCCATAACAGTTTCAACGTGTTCAGCACCCTCACGTTTAAGTCTTGCACGTTCTTTATCATTAGGTGTACGTTCAATACGACCATAATTAAGATAAGTATAATGCGCACCAGTTATACGTAAAGGTTGAAGTAAACTCTCACGTTCCTCATCAGTAGTATTAGCATCAAAGAACTTAGGAATATCTTTATAATAAAGTTTAGCTTTAATAAAAACACCTTTCTTACGCCTAGATGTTTCTCTTTGCCAAAATGATTCATAGGCTGGAGTACTAGGGTCATAATCACAATACGTACCATATTCATCAAAAGTATCAGCAGCTTTAGAAAGTCGTTCTATATTAATAACAATAAAATCAATATTCATAAGAATACCACCAGAGTTACCAATAAGAAAATCATTATCCGGATCATATAAAGGTTTATTAGTAATATAACTAATACCTTCAGATGCTTTCGGATATTTACTTTTATCTTCACAGAGATAATCTATAAAAGGAATATCTCCACGTTTATAGCCCCATTTATTCTCAGGAGCAGCATTGATGCCATCACAACTATTTTTCCAATAAGCATGAATAAACATAAAGTTATCAATAGCATCTTGTGAAAACTCATATTTACTATTCATAGCTTAATCAATCATATCTATTCCACCACCAACACCATTATCTATATTGTTATGTACATCCATTGAAGCAGCAAGCTCTTTACCACCACGAACGATAGTTTTCTTGAGTTTAGACTTAACGTAATTATCTTCCGCTTCTTTAAGTTCAGCAATAAGTTTAGGTAAGTCTTTACCCATCTTCGTAATCTCACGCATATAACCAAGCATACCACCAATCTCTTCTTTAGTAAAAGAGTCTTTCTTTAGATCATTACGAAGATTCTTATTCATAACAGCCATAAGATCTTTACCAGCTTGAAGAGCATTAACAGTTTCAAAGAACATTTGTCCAACATAATTGATATTATGCTCAACAAGCCAATTGATAGCTTCAATCATATCTTTAGTTGGTCTAAAGTCTGAATTAAGTTGAGCAACTTCAATAGCATAATCAAAAGCCTTTTGATCTTTTAAACCATTGCGATGAATATAACCGTCTTCATCAGCATAACAATCAATAAACTTAAATATCTTATACATAAGTTCTCTATCATTATGCCAATCATTATAAATAGTAGCAAGAATAGGAACTTTAAGAATTTGCTCTACATTCAGAATAAGTTTAGAGCCTTCAACTAACCATACGTGTAATGCCATAACCAATAATTTTATCTGTTTTATTACGAGCAACAAAAAAGCCCGTACCAACTTAATGATACGGGCAAATATAAAAATTACTTCTTAAATACAAAATACAATAATAATAAAATAAAATCTTTATAATAACTATTACTTTACCATATATTATTAGTAACCAAATTAATAGTTTCAGTTCCCCCTCTCGATACAATAATATATTCCTCTTTATCATCAGCATCACTATAAACATCACAGTTGACACTTAATGCATAATCAAAATTCACGGAATTAAAAAAGATGTAGCGTTTTGATTTATTTTAGATAGTGCTACTTTAGACAATCTACGTGAAGAAGTAGAACATTCTTTTAATCTTACAGGCTGTATATCTCTTAAAGGAGTCCAATTTAATCTGTCCCCTTTAGAAAGTCTTTTCTTTTTACTTGATATACTTGTTGTATTTTTCATATTACTAAATAACATCCTTATTCTATTGCAAATATAGCTACTTTTTATAATATACAAAACATTCTATTATTAATATTAGTTATTTATATATTGAAAATAATACTAATGTTACTACTTATCTTGTGATTAAAGATAGTATTATAAGTTCTTTTAATGCTTTGGTTCTTGTTGTAGCTTATATTATACATGAATAAAAAATTCAGAAGTCCAATTAAGAACTTCTGAATGCCAAGGAAAAATAAAATTCGAATATTACGAAAAGAGATGTAAAAAGCCGGACATAAATCCGGCTTAATTTTAAAATTTGGATAAGTTTTTATTGAAAACTAAAAAGAAGTAATCTCTATTGAGTTGCACAAACATCATATAAAATTATTGAAACAGTGCTTCCTTTCTCATCCTTAAGTTGGTAAGGAGTTTCCCATGTAATTCCATCAACAGAAGTTGTAACGTAACCACTATTTCCTACTAATATAAATTTTCCATCACTAGCAGCTATGCTGTGCCAATTATGACTTCCAGCACTTGTATTAGGAGTTGTCCATGTTTCACCATCAGTTGTAGTTTGAGTATTACCTTGATATCCTTCCGCTACAACAAATTTCCCATTACCAAAAGTAATAACATCATATCCTTTAAATACATTAGGTATTCTTGATTGAGATTTCCATGTTACTCCGTCAGTAGATGTACTAAAATAACCACCATCAGAAATTATAATAAATTTTCCATTACCATAAGCAATACCTTGCCATATTACTGAACCAACAGTCCTTTTAGTCCATGTTTCGCCATCAGTAGATGTCATTATTGTACTACCCTTTGGCCCCACAGCTACATATATCCCATTACCATAGGCTAAATCTCTCCAATACTCTAGTGAGTATGTATCTCTTATTGCCCATGTTATTCCATCTGTTGAAGTTGCAAGTTTCCCATTATGAAAATTTAACATCATAAAACTTCCATTGGCATAAATAACATTGCTCCAAGATCCTATTGTAACTAATTGTTTTGGAGTTGACCATGTTGTTCCTTCATCAGTAGAAGTGGTTACATAGCCACTCTCTCCTCCAACTACAAATATTCCATTGCCATAGGCAACTGAAGTCCAATTATTACTTCCTACTATCATAATTCATTATTTAAATTGATTATTGTATTCGTTGATGGTATTTTCGGTTCATCTCTCATTATAATTGCATTTTTAAAATATTACCTCTTTGTCCTACTATAACTGCAATAGAAATTCCTTTCTTTTGATTGATATTTACAGTTTTTGTTACCCCCCCCGCCCCAGATACAGTTAAAATAGTAGATCTTTCATTTCCACTATTTTGTTCACAAACAACATCAAAAGAACCATTATTAGTTCCAGAATCATTTGCAACTTCAACAAAATCTTTATTCATATCTTTAGTTTTACTTATTTATCAAAGATTCAAATTGTTTCATAAATAAATTGATTTGAGTAGCATAAGCATTTACAACATATTCAATATCATTTGCATAATCTTCATTAGCTTGAACGAATAAACAGTGAACATACTCATGCCAAAACGTTTGAGTTCTTATAGAACTAGGAATATCTTTACTTCTGTCTCTAAGGATAATATAAATTAAACCTAGAACATGATCAGAAACATCATATTGTATTCCTTGAGTAGATTGATAAGAAACCTCAGTCATATTATAGACTCTATAGATAACTGAACCAACCTTAAACCTCTTAGGATAATCAGTATTATATTCCCAATCAAAAGTAGAATCATCCCACCAATGAGTAAATAAGAAACTCAAATGAGCCATTGCAATATCATCAAGATGAGCTTTTTTGCCATTAGGAAACTCAGCATTTAAATTAAGCTCATAAGCAACAATAATAAAGAATGCTCTAACAAGTTCTCTAAGAGATGCAGTTGAATCTAAATCATCATTGATTTGTATGATACGTTTATCAAAATCAATTTCGGTTGTTTTGACATCAGCGTGTTTAGCTATATAATCAAAAGAACCAATCTTAAAACTGACAGATGTTACTTTCTCATTTAAATCAGTAGGAAGAAAAGGATTAAGAAAAATTGTTTTCATATTAGAATCAATAAAGTTAGAAATACAACATTAAGACCAATAGAAACACCACCGATCTTAGCCCACTTAGCAGAACGACGCATATACTTCTTAAGATCTTTAATCATATCTTTATTACTCTTTTCTAGTTCAACAATAGATTGCTTATAAACGTTCGCTTGATTCGTAAGAGTATAAAGAGTATGTTTCAAACCATCAATAAGAGTATCTTGCTTAACAATAATGCTCTTTAAAGATTTACATAAAGCTGCATCATATTCACCTTGTTTAAGAAGAATTGCAATTTTACGATTATCTTCAAGAGTATATGTAATAACAGTATCTTTAGAGACCTTCAATTCTCTGCCGTATATATCGAGTGATGCTATCATCAGAAACAACATAAACATCAGAGAAGTTCTTAATATCTGTTTCATATTTAATTATAGTTTTATTTGTATTAGCTTTGAGACTATCTATAAGACGTTCTTGTTTTATAGCGTAATTCTCCAAAGCAGAAATAACCCTACCAAGAGAATCCAAAGTATGATAAGGAATATCAGTTGTCGGTATTCGTTCTTCTTCATTACATTGAATAATATTAGTAAGACATAGAGCCAAAAAAAGGAGTACTATTAACACTCCCTTAAAATCTATCTTCATAACTCGAACTCTTTAATGTTAGTAAGAGTATAAGTAAAAGAATTACCATATAAATCTTTAGCCTTATTCACAAGTGGCATAAATTTATCTTCAAAATCTCTAACGGATTCAAAAACTTGACAACCAGCAGAATAAAGACCGATAGTACGAACAATTTTCCACTTAGAAGCACGATGTATATTAATACCAGCTATCTCGTAACTAATACGACCAGATAAATCAAGTTTATTATCTCGATTATTGTCACGATAAAGTGGAAGAGGTTTAACTTGAACAAGCGCAGGATAATCACCTTTATGCTTTCCAACTTTAAATGCACCTCTGAATTGACCTTCTTTTAGAATAGCACAACCTTTAGAATTTATAGGTTTAATCAGATTTAAATCAGAAGGATCAGTAGTTATTGAAAACCAATCATAAGTCCATTTACCATTCATCTTAGGATTAGCATCATTAGCTTTGTAGAATACGAGAAGAAGATCATTAAATGTACCTGTATCAACAGTATTACATCTAATACCCCAAATGTTCAGATTGTAGTTACCTTTATCAAAGATAGCAAAATCATGAACTTTAGCAATCTTACGAAGAACGTCAATATTAGTCTTAGCTATGACATCATCATAAGTAATTAAAGCATTCGTTAATTCACTCATAGTTACTTGATATTATAATTAAACAAATTGGTATTAGCTTTACGTTCTTTATTTAATTGAGCAAGTCTATAATCACAAATGGCTTTAACCTCAGCTTTAAGGTATTTAATATCAACAAAAGTAACAACCTCTTCATGTGGCATATCGTCAGGAATCAAAGGATTCTCAATAGTCCTAATATGACAAAGCATATTACCAAGACATTTAAAGCCCCATTGTTCAATCAGATAATCATACATACTTAATTGAAGAGAATAATGAATACCAGTAGAATCCTGTAAATGATTTATAGGAAACAACATAGTTTCATTAGTAACAATGTACTTATCCAAGTCAATAGTACCATCTGCTTTCTTAGCCCAATATCCACCTTCAAATCGAATAGGTGCTTTATTAGTTTTCCAATCAAGAATAAAGAACTCATCCCCTTTAACAAATAGAATATCAACAAGACCTGAAATCAAATATTCTGGATGATAAACACCAATCTCAGCATAGATCTCAAATCCCATAGAAGTCATATCCTTAATAAACTCGTAAATTTGAGGATACCTATCAGCAATACCAACAACTCGAAAATAATCGAGATCAAGTCTGCCATAACTATGAGTTCTTATAATATCATCTACTGTATAAATACGACCATCAATAAAACCATTCGCATTTAAATAGTAGTTGTTACATCTTTTCACGCATTGTTCTAGGAAATTATGCTTTTCAGTTCCCTTAGCACAAGCCTTTTCAGTTTCAATCTTCCATTCAGCAAGAATCTGTTTAACAGTCTTACCTCTATATCGAATATATTTACTATAATTTCTATGAGTAGGAGGAACAGGACGACTACCAATATTAGCACAAGCTTCAGCAATAGCTTTCCAATCCTTTTGTTCTACAAACTTACCAATAATAGTAGTAGTAGATATATACTCTCTATCAAGAGCGTCAGTATATTTATGCTTTTCCTCGTCGAAGAAGATCGGCAAGTCTCTGGGTATAATCTGCGTCATAAGCGGCTTTATCAGTAAGTTTAAGGAATAGCTTCTTTCGTAATCGTTCATAGAACGCTTTGTGACGTTCTTTCATATATTCATGTGGTAAAGAAGTCATCTTATTAAAATCAAAACCACATTCAGCATAAATATCGTAAGTTTCAGGATGAATCCAATGTTTACCAAAGGAAGGTATTTCAATCTCTCTATCCACACGTTGCATTGCAGTAAGAATAGACATCCACTGACTATCTGCAATATCATTTAGAAAACGTTCAAAATCTTCTTTATTACGAATAAACGTAAGAAAGTCTCTACACCAAATCTGTTCGGGAGTATAACGTTCAATAAAATGACGACCTTTTTTGGTCTTATAATACATCTTAGTAGGTTCCTTTCTTTTACGATCTACAACTGCAACCATTCTCTCATAAAGTCTCGTGACTTGAAGAGGAAATAACCTAGCACCTTTAGCCATAACAGAATTGGATTAATAAATCACACCACCAATTTGATTAAGAGAAATAAGATTACATTCCCAAAATTCAACTTTACCATCTTCACCAACAGCAAGCTTAGTACGATCTCTAAGAGTAGGACGATTCTCAACAACTCTAAAGTTATCATCACCACCAAGAACATCAATAAGCTTTTTGTCAAGATTTTTAATCTTATGACTTAGAGGTACACCTTTACCACCATAAGACATATCAAGAACAACTTCACGTCCGAGCATATCCGGCAGAACATTATCAGGAATAGCGATACAATAAGTAGCTTTAGGAACTTCTCTATCAACTTTCATAACATCAGTTACTTCAAGCGGAGACATCTTATATTGATTTGCAATAATAACTCGACCTTCGCCAACCTTAATATTACAAAGAGAATTCGGCGCAACACAAGCTGTTTTAAGATTATTCTTATCAACTCTAATAGCTTCGATTTTAATTTGAATTGAATCCATAGTTTAAATAATTTACTTTATAAGATAATCAATATTAATAGGTACAATCTCATAACCTCTACAAAGACCTGCGTCAGTATAAAAGGTAATATTATACAACATTAACGTAGCACTAACTGTAACAGTGTATATAGTAGTAGGTTTAAAAGGAGGACGGTCTTCAAAAGAGCAAATGACAAAAACGGAAAACCTTTATCCAACACGTCCTCAATGTGAAACAAAGTATAAAATGAGAGTAACAGAATTACCATTAATAATAGTGGGAGTACCAACAATAGCAGCGATGTCTTCAGTTACAGCAGTAGTCAGTACTCCCGACTTCATTATGCGTAAAAGGTCACTCACAAAGATATGAATAAATTAGATATTACAAGGGATTACTTGAATATCTTTTTCTAAACCTTATATTTTTCTGTTTCAAAGACAATATTCAATAGAAATCTCAATAGTACTAGCGTCTTCACCCAGATTTGCAGTCACGCACGCAGTGCCTTGTTCTTCTAAATGCTTCGAATCAATATACAAAGCATTCGCAGTACTACCACATTCATACCTTTGTCTATATACACGCACGCACGTGTGCGCTATGCAGAGCTTTGCGATATATATAAGAATATATATAAAGATTACTAAAGGTAATATCAATGACAGTATTACTACTTCAAATTCGTCCGTCCGTAATATGTATTTTAATTATATTCAAATAAACCTCTTATCACCCACCAATACTCACCTACTCATATCCCCTCTTATTACCCCCTATAGTCCCCCTCTTTTCTCCCCTTTTCTCTCCCTCTCTTTTCCTCCCTCTTCTCTCCTTTACAAAGCCCCCCGAAGCTACTTAAAATAGCTTTAAATATAATAGTATTACCTTTAGTAAGTATATGCCCTTCTAAGTTCCTTTAAGTATCTTTAGTAATACTTAGAGTAACATTAAGTAAACTTAGAGTATATATAGGAGTTCCACCCCGCTCAATGCAAAATGTAACAAAGCTACGAAAAGCATCTGTAATACTTAGAGTAACAATACTATCTTGAATAGCTTTGCAACTACCAACTCTCGGAGCTTTGTAACGATCAGCAGACCCCAGTAGGGAAGAAGGACTGGTCACGCGCGGAACGTCTGCATCATCACCTGTATTATCAGAGTTAATATAAGCATCTTCAATGTATTTTGAATAAGCATGAGTAAGATTCATAAGTTTTGCAGTGGTAGAAGTATCTTTAGTAATACTAGAATAACCATGAGTAATAGCAAGGCGTTGCTCCCTTCCACACCCATTTCCCTACTGGGGATTACAAGGCTCATCAAAGTTATTATAAATACCGGTAGTATTAATACTATTACTATTTAGAGTAATTCTGATATTACTTGTAATATTATCTGTAATATAATCAATGTTATCACATTTCGGCTTACATTTTTGGCAAATTATACACTGAATTTTGATAATGCTTATGCTGATTGTCTTAATGTTACTCTAATTAATTTTAAAGTTAATGCAGATTGTATTGAGTATGCTTTTAGTATTACTCAAATTACTTTGAATATCAGCAAGGCTTCTTATTCAATTCACATTGCAAACTCTAATACTCGGATTTGTACACAGAGTGATTCAAGTGCTTATTCTAATTCTTTTGATATTGCAATTACTTAAAGTACTCTGCATAGTGTCGGGGCGATTAATTTAATTCATTTTGTAACCTCTATTACACGGGCTTGTTCTCATTGTTCTTTTATTGCAAATTATAAGACATTTTCTATTTACATTTCTATTAGTTGTTCTTGGACTTTTGAAGACACTATTGCTGAACTTAGAGACTATTGTGAAAGTCTGTGTACGGGGACCTCCTTATACGACAGCACCCCCTTGTAATGCTTGGGGGAATGCCCCCGTCGATGATTCATGAGGAATGATTTTCCGAATTGGAACTGCAATTTTCCATAGAGATGTTGCAGTTACAATTTCTATTACCTTACGACTATCTCCGCTTGATAGTATGGATTTAATTAAAATAAATATTAATTTGGACCTCACGATGCTAAGGTGAATCGTATCTATCTTATGAATACAATGATTAATGCCCCTGAAGTTAAGAAGATGAGTGCAATCGTATTAAATGCAATTGCTGTTCTTAAAGACACAGAAGATTATCAAGATCGTTATCTGATTGATTGTAATGATCTAGACGGTAATACTATTGAACGCTTGTTTATTGGTAAGAAGATCTTTGATAAGATTGATGGTCTTGTTGGTAAGATCATTGATGTAGTCTATAAAGATTGCATAGCTGATGTTACTCAGTATATTGATGATGAAGACATCAATGAAGAGGTGAAGTTTCACACGACTACACACAAGCAAGTAGTTGATGTTGTTAAGACTAATGATATTAACTTATTGATTGCTTGTGCTAAGCATGGTATTAAGGATATGTATAACGAACTTAAAGAATTAAACAAATGAGAGTATTAAAGACGTTATTGAAGTGCATCATCATATTGGTGGTGCTCTTCTTATTATCAGCTGCTGAGAGTTTAGCTGATTGGTTTGCATCTAATATTAATGGTGAAGTGTTCATTGGATTTCTATTAGGAGTTGTAATTGCAATTACTATTGCATCTATTATTAAACCTGATAAATTTGATTAAGCTATGAGTGATTATTATGAAGTTAATGGTGAAGATTCTATTGAGATTAATCCTTTTACTGAGGCATTATTAGATGAATTAGAATCTTAATGTGTTAAGAGTAGTGCTATTAGTGCTACTCTTATTTTTTTAAGACCCTACAAACTCCGTCTAATCAACACGACTAAACCCCTTATTGTAATTGGCGGTCGTGGTGATCGTCCTAGAAATTCTAATACTTAAAGTTATGGCAGACGAATTAAAGAATCCAGTGAGACGTTCAGTTATCGGTGAAATTATCTCTATTAAAGAGATCAACAAAGACGACTTTAAAGAAGGTAAATTTCGGCATGATTGTCGGATTGTTCGTGTTGATCCTCTGAATGGTGCTCCACTTGTTGATGTTTACATCACTAATGATCAGTATGATAAATACGGTCTTAATGCGATTGTATTCGCAGGTAATGTTGTGAACTTTAGCATTGATGAGAACATCGCAGGTGAGACCGGTTATATTGATCCTGATACCGAGGAATGGGCGTATCACAAGAAAACACTCAACAGCTTTGCAGGTGTTGACAATGTTGGTAGCTTAGGTCTTATCGGTGTATTCGGTAAACTTGGTGTTGGTGCAGATATTGTTTCTGGCTTCATCAAGAACATCGAGACAGCTCGTAAGCAACGTGAAGCTGTTGCTAAGCCTAAAGCGGTTGAAGCTGTTGCTACTGAACAAGCAGAAGAAGCTGCGTAAATTCCGTGAGGTGGTGCTGAGTATACTCTCAGTGCTGCCTCTTCTTTTTGTTACTTAATTAATCCGACTAATGATCATGAAATTACACGTTATTTATAAAGGTCAAACTGTTGATATTTCTTATGATTTACTTTACATCAATACTGATGAAGTGAATATAAGATTCTCTAATTCAAATGCACAGAGTTGTAAATTTTTAACACAATATCTTGAAGCTAATCGTCTTGATTACGTTCTTAAAGATAGAGAAGACTATAAGGAAGTTGTTGCTCTTCCGGATATATTTGCACTTACTCTAAGTACAAAAGGTACATATCGTTCTCCAGTTGTTAAAGATAATCTCTATGATGCTATTATTAAACGCAGTAATGACATCGAGTTAGCTCATAATGCTATTAAAGAATTTAAGCGTAATGTTAAGATAATTGATGCTAGACTTGCTGATATGCAAGATGATTTAAGTAAATCTGAATATGCTCGAAGCATTGATAATATTACTAAAGAAATACTTGAATTTAAACGCTGTAAACAGCTTGAAGCCTTAGCATTAACAGAAGAACATCTTGATGTTTCACGTGAAACAATGCCGACAGTTGAGACGTTGGAAGTGGCTTATGAGGTATCGACGTTGTTCAAACTTGAAGACTTTGCGAAGCTTCTATATATTTACAGGTATTTGGAAGATCAATCGAAATTGTCTAAGAAATATCAGAAGGTATATGATACATTAGACAAATTAGAGAAGTATATGTATTCGGAATATGTTAAAGAAGTTGAAGCATTAGGACAGAATTTACTTGCTGAATTGCAAGAGGAAGCTGCGAAGTGGGCGGAAGATGAACCGAATATTAGTGAGTGGATACGGGAGAAATGTAGACAGTTTGGATTTGAGGTTGAGAGTGAGAATGAGGAGTAGAAATGGCGTTTGTAGCAGCATCTTCAACTTCAATAGAAATACCGTCTTCAAAAACGTCTTCTCACGCGCCTCTCCGACGTTCAAATATTGCAAATTAAATTCAAAGTGTTTCACGCCTAGAACATAAAGACGTAGAAAGTTTTAAATTTGCCGTAGAAAAGATGCAATTAAAAGCTTTGAATTTATATGCAGAATATCAGTAGTAATTGCAAATTAAATTCAGAGTGTCAAATACAGAGCAATGAAAGCTGCAAAAAGTTTTGAATTAGAATCTAAATTTGTGGAAATAGAATCTACGAAGCTATACTAGTAACTGCAAATTAAAATCAAAGTGTCGCAAGTCGTGAACCAAAAGCAATAAAAAGTTTTGAATTAGCATTAGAATGTATGCAATTAAAATCTGCAAAATATTAGCACTATTTGCAAATTAAATGCAGAATGCTAAATTCAGAGCAATGCAATATGCAAAGAATTTTGAATTAGAATTAGAAAAGATGCACTTGGATGCTTCGAATTTATATGCGAAGTACTAGAAGTAATTGCAGAATGCTCTAAAATGTGAACCTAAATCTTTAAAGAATTTAGAGTAAGCATTAGAGTATATGCAGTTGAAAGACTCAAAGCGTTAGCACTAGATTCAAAATTAATTCAAATAGTTTCAAAACCTCAAATCTGAGTATCAGAATTATTTGAATTAGAATTAAAATGAGTATTCGCAAAACTCTTAATATTTGCAATTGTATCAATATTATATTCAGTATAATTAATGCAGAATAAAGCAATTTGAATATAATTAAGAGTATTGAGTATAGAGTATGCAGTATTCAGTGTGCTATTAAACGCTTTAGAAATATTCGCAGAAATATCCGCAATAAATCCTAAGCATATTCAAAACAATTTGCATTAACATTCCGAATATCAAAATGCTTCGAATTGGTATCAATATGATTTGAAGTAAACTTAGATATTTTTAGATTAATTATTTGAGTTTTATAACTAATACTATATCTCATTGAATTTGTAGTATTAATTTCATTTAAAACATTAAACGTATGGTAGTATATATTAAAGATCGAGTAACAGATGAAATCATAGCAGTAACTTATGATGTATTCGTAGTATATGGAAACGAATTAATATTCACTAAACAGAAAGCAGCAAAAGCAATTGCAAATAGTTTAAGTGATTCAATATTATTCTTAGTACATAGAGAAGCAAAGCACTTTATCTCATATTCAGCAGAAATTGACCAATCAATTGTAACATTAAATAAGAATTTAATTGCAGTTGCAATGGACAGTGAAAACAAAGAGTATGAGATAAATCACTTAGAGTATAAAAACCAATTAGAACAATGGAAATATGACGTCGAGAACTCTAAGAATAGTTGTAACTGATATTGAAGCAGAATGGTTAGTTCCAGTAACAGCATCAATATCATGGGTAGATTACCAATTAGTTCTTAAATTAACATCATCGCGAACAAGACACGGAGTACAAGAGTTTCTTAGAAGAAACAACATACCTGTAACAGAATTCGTAGATGAAAAAGAATTAATAGTAGATCCAAGTGAATTACAAGAAGTATCCATAAAAGAATCCAATATAACAACAAAGGAGCTTTTAGAGAGACTGAATGACGATGAGTATTAATCTTAATATTATCAATAATGATTATAAGATTAACTGTAGTATGTACGAGGTATAATGTGACAATGGAAATACAGTGTCACAAAGATACCGAATGTGTAGTATCAGATGAAACAATAGAAATAAAAGTAGCATCAGATAAAGTAAGAAATAAAATCAAAGATTTTTGTAAATTCGCAAGAATAAGTGTAAAAGAATATCTAATTATTCATAAACTTGTAATATCAAGAGAATCAAAGAAGATATTCGTAAAGACTTTTAATAATCAGTAGAGCTTTCCAATCCCCAATAGGGAACAAGGACTGGAAGGAGCAGCATTCAGCATTCCTATAGTAATAACTTTAGAAATGGAAGATTATTTTACAACAGAAGAAATAGTAGGGGCATTAGTATTTATATTTTTAGCAATTGTACCTCCATTAATATTGGAGTATCGAGAGAAACATCGTAAGTAGTATTAATATTAATATTTAATAATTATGGCATTTATAGGATTTTTAGCTGTAGTATTAATATTATTTCTATTATTCCGTTTGTATATATACAATCTCGAATCAGAAGAACGTAAAAAGAAATATGAGAAGAAGCCTATAAAAATTAATGAGGAATCTCATGTTCAATTTCATTATTTTGATGAAGAGGATAATTGTATAGAAGATTATGAAGAATATACGAATCGTATGCAAGAAATATGGGGATATGATCCGTATAATGTTGAACCAACAGAAAGTTATTGCGCAAGAGCAATACATATAGAATAATATTAAATTGTATTACCACTATGAGAAAGAAACTTCTCACAACCAAAGAAATTAAAAGATATATCAAGACACATGATACGATAGAAGAAGTATTGTATTGTTTAGTGTTTTTCTTAGTACCATTTGTATTTTACTTAGCGGCACATTTCAAATACTTATTTGACTATGTGGATGATGAGGAACTTCAAGTGTACTTAGAAGCTGAAAAGAGATATTCAGCAGCAACAAGAATATGGTTATTAGCAATAATAGCAATACTCTTAGTAATACTGATAGTAAAGATTTGACCGCCATATATTGAGAATGAGCCTTTGTTTAATGGAGATGACCTCTTGGTTGTCTCCATATAATTAAGGTCACAGCGAGCCAATTCAAACGTTTTAAATGGCATTTTCAAGTCTGACTTCCGGTATGGTAAAATCGGTTATAAATAAAAGTAAACGCAAAATTTTATATTTGTAATAGTAGCATCAAGCGCAAAATTAGATATTGAATCAAAGGAATGTGTATGCTTAGCAAAAGTAGACAAAATAGAAACATACTTTGATAAAACAAGAGTTACGTTCGCATCATTAGACGCAAAGAATGATGCAGAATATGAATTAGAAGGAGCAGATGTAAACTATGAATTTGTGACTTCATTAACATTAGAATTTAAACAAACACAAATAATCGCAATAATGCCTTAAAAGATGTATATACAAATAAAATCAAAATCATGTACAACATCAGTAATTACTGTTGTATCTGTGAAAGAAAAAGATCTCAATGAGGTAGAAATAAAATTCAAAGATAAAGAAGCATTAAAGTTAGCAAGACTAAACTTATCTAACGTAGGTTTAACTGTATCCGAATGTGCGTTTAGAAGAATGAGAATAAAAGGATACAAACAGTTATTAATTAAATAAATTGTAATTATGGAAGTACAAGTAGCACAAGTGAACAAAGCAACCATTAAGGATGTTATTAGTATTCGTAGTAATGATGCTAATAGCGCAGTAGTTGTATTTAAAGATGCAACAGCATTTAATATAGCTAAAAAGATATTATCATCAGCTAAGATGAAGTTTACACCATTACACGTAACACCGATGTTGTATTTACCACAAGGTACAGCATTACTCGTAACAGTGTGAGTATATGGAATATTCTAAAGAGTTTCTATCTCAATTTAAAGTAGATGCAACAAACTATACGTATGTGCCAGTTGATAATCAACCACACGTAGTACCACTTATAAGAAAAGGTACAACAAAAAAGTTTGAAGCACTGGTATATGCAGAAGAATCATCTTTACGAGCATTTCAATGTGCAGCAATACAATGTGATTTGAAGTTATTACAAGACTGTCAAGGATGTCGATGTTTGCCAGGTGGACGTAAAGATGGAAAAGCCGTAGTATTTAAAATAGAATACATTTATCAAGTGCATGAACAGTGAGATATTTAAACCTAGCTTGCTTCCAGATAAGGACAAGACCGAGTTTGTAAAGCAAGTGCAGCAAGAGTATAAGCACATAGGTTCAATAAAATATAGACCGAGTTCAACATTATGGCAATTTAACACAGAAACGGGAGAATTAAAACCCGCAAAAGTAACAGTTAAAGAGCAATTAGTATGGACGTCTAAAGGTGATTGTACTAAGAAGACACGTAGCGTCATTTACGAGGACAAATGCGTTTACATGTGGGTGTTGAATAGAAAGAACGCTGAAAAGAAGATCCTCAGAGTTATTAACAATGTAATTAGAAAAAGACAAGAGAATCAATGATTGTACATTTTATTATTTTATGGTTTACAATAGAATTACTAATTATATTAGTTATGTTTTTAGTGGATTCAATAGGCCATATGTATCATCACCGAATGGAAATGGTTTGGTATGTTCAAATGATGGTAGCATTAGTGTTATCACTATTTGTTTTAGGTGGAATCGTATTAATTGCATTTGCACTTGAATCATTTTGTTCGGTTGTAGGTCTATTACAAGACGCATCTGTAACTGCAT